TGGAGCAAAAGCCGTTCAAGGAGCTACAAGTAGTGCAGTAAGTGCAGGAAAAGAATTATTTAAAGCCCCAATAGCAAAAATTACAAAAACTATTGATGAAGCTAAAAGTGGATTTAATGCAGGAAACGCATTACATAAAGCAGAAAATCTAGGTGGTGCTGGTATATCAAAAATTGAAAGTTTAGCTATTAATGCTGGTCAAAAGTTTGGAAGAGCTAAAGATTTTGTTACTGGAAAGGCTACACAAGCAATAGAAAGAACTAAAGAATTAGGAACTGGAGTCAAAAATGTTTTTAAATCTGGAATGGAAAAAGTAAAGGCTGTTGGTTCAAAAGTTTGGGAAGGAGCAAAAACATTTGGTGGTAAAGTTACAGGTGCAATATCAAAATTTGCTAAACCATTATTAAATACAGTAAAAGCAGTAGGTGGTGCTGCTAAAAGAGTTGTTGGTTCTGTAGCTCGTGGAATTGTTAATGCTGGAATGTTCTTAGGTGGTGGAGGTGGTGGTACTTCTGGAGGAACTTCTAGAGGTGGACACGGATCTCTTTCTGCTGTTGGAGGTGGAGTTCCAATTTCTGCTATAAGTGGTGGTGATAGTGGAATGGTTGGAGCAGGTTCATTTGGTGGAGATGGAGGAGTTGGTAGTAAAACTGCTTTAGATGCTTTGAATAAAATTCATTCAACATTAATGCAAATAAAATCCACAAATGAAAGAATGGCTAATGATATGTCATTACTTGTTAAACAATCTGCTCAAAAAGATGTTTCAGGAGATTTATCTAGTGCAAATCTAATGGCTAGATCTGGTGGCGGTGGTGGTGGATTTATTCCTAGTTCTGGATATTCTGGTGGTGGAGAAAGTGGTGGTACTTCTGGAGGTGGCGGTGGAGAGATGGCAACTCCAACAGCAGAAATTCCAAAACCTGAAGCAAGCACTGCATCAAAAGCTGGATCATGGTTAGGAAATGTAGTTTCAGGAGGAGCAAGTCTATTTAAAAAGGTATTAGGAGTTGCTGCTCCTGTTGCTGCAATAGGATTAGCTGGAATGCCTTCAATTTTAGATAAAGGTGTTGGAGCAGTATCAGAAAAATATGAATCAGGTGGAAGAGGAGCAGGAACTATTTCTTCAGGGAAAGGTGATGCTGGTGGAGCTTCTTATGGAACTCATCAATTATCATCAGCAAAAGGAACTCTTCAAACTTTTTTAAAGAGTTCTGAATATGGTTCTCAATTTGCAGGATTAACACCTGGATCTCCGGAATTTAACGCAAAATGGAAAGAAGTAGCTAAATCAGATCCAAAATTTGGAGAAGCTCAACAAGGATTTATCCAAAAAACTCATTTTGATCCACAAATGAAAAAATTACAAAAAGGTGGTGTTGATTTATCTGGAAAAGGTAGAGCAGTACAAGAAGCTGTTTGGAGTACCTCTGTACAATTTGGTGGTGGAACTAGTTTAATACAAAAAGCATTAGCAGGAAAAGATGCAAAAACAATGTCAGATTCAGAAATAGTTTCTGCAGTTCAGGATTATAAAGTTGAACACAATGAACAATTGTTTAAAAGTTCTTCTGCAAATCAAAGAGCTGGAACATTAAAACGAGCATCACAAGAGAAAGCAGATTTATTAAAAGTTGCAGAAATGCCACAAACTTGGGTTGGTGAAAAACCTTCTACAAAAGAACCAGGATTAAAATCTTTCCAAGAAAAATCAAGTTCAAAAGAAGAAAAAAGCACAAAAGAACAAATTTCAAACATAGAGACTGAAAAAGAAAAATTAAGATCTTCTATGTTTAACGAAAAAGGAATAATGAAGGAACAAAGCCCTGAATTAGAAAAAACTCAAACTCAAATACAAAATTTAATTACACAAAAATATAATATTTTACAAAGTGAAAAAGATAAATCTTCAACAAAAATAATTCCGGAATCAGAAATTAATAAACCAAAATTAATTGGAGAAACAAATCAAAAAGAAGAACCATTAGGAGAAAAACCTACAGATGCTTTTGGTGCTCAAATGTGGGATATTAGAAAAGCTGAAATGGAAGGCAAAGCAAATCAACTTGCTCCTGAATCAGAAATTAATAAACCACATGCTGCTGGAATTGATGAACAAAAAAGAGAAAACCCAACTAATACTAGTGTAGATACATTTAGGTTTAAAACTGGAAATATTGAAGTTGGGGAAATTACAGGTGGACCTTCAGCAACTCCAATATTTGATGAATCAGGAAGTTCTTTACCATCAATAAATGAAACAGCATCAGAAATTCCTTCTGTTGAAAATGATATTACTTCTGGATTAAAAGGGGTTACTGATATTTTCTCTAATGTTGGAACACTGATTTCTGGAGCAGTAGGTTCAATAGGAGGTGGTGATAAGAAACAAGCACCATCAGTTGTTCAAGCACCAAAACCAGATAGTGCTGGACATGGTGGAAATATGATGAGTGTTAGAAATGATGATCCACTTCTGTTAACATTACAATATGGAAATTTGCGGACTGTATAAACTAAAAATGGTGCTATAATTAAAAACTATAGCACCATCAAATTAAAATTTACAATTTAATTAATCATCACCAACTAATTTACTGAAATAACTCATATCATCATCTTCCTCATCTGCAGTAGCAGTTGTAGCGAAAGAAGCTGTACTTTTCGCTTCTGATACTCTTGATTTCACAAAAGCATCATCTTCAGTTTCTTCAAGTGACTTTGAAGTATAATCTTCAGCTGTTTTATACTTTGATTGATTTGTTTGACCTAAAACCCGTTTCAATCTTGAATCAAGATCAGCATATGATTTAAAGTTTTTAGGATCTAAAATTTCTTTTAAAGAATATTCAGATTTCCAAATCTTTTCAAGTTTATCATCATCATCAAATAAAGCAGAAGAAGAATCAAATTCAGCTAAATCATAATTTTGATAACCATCAACTTTGCGAATCTTTAATTTAAAATTTGCACCTGTCCATAAATCAAATGGATCTATTGGTTTATCATCTTCAAACTGAGGATTCATGGCTTGAGTTACTTTTTCAAATATCTTTTTACCATAAGTATATTTAAATACTTTTCCTTCGTTTTCTGGATGTTTTGAATCTTTTACAATATAAATGTTAGAAACATAATGCAATCTACGTTTTTGTTTTCTGGCTAATTCTTTATTTGATTCAGAACCAGTTTCCCAAAGTTCACTATTATATTTTCCTAATGGATCATCTTGACCAATTGAAGTCAAAGATTTTTCGATATACCAACCACCTGGACCTTGAAAACCATGATCATAAAATTTGACCCATGGTAAACCATCTGCATCAACATCTGATGGAGGAGTTGGAAGAAATCGGATAACAGCGTATCCATTTCCTGTTTTATCAAGTTCACATTTCCAAAATTCATCTGAATTATCAGACTGTCTATTTGTTGATAATGCTTCTGCAGCTTTTGATAATTTATCTAAACTTGAACCTGAAGTTTTCTTTAATGCACTAAAATCTACCATATGATTAACACCTTTTTAACAATTGATTTAAACAACGTATCGACAAAATTTACAACTTTTTATTTAAATAACAAATTCTTTAACTGTATTAATTAAAGTTTGTTTAAATTTAAATTTGTCATACTCTAAAAATGGTCTATATTTAAACATTTTTGTTTTAACATTAGACCAAATAAAATCATCCTTAATATTTTTCTCCCATTTAGGAAGAAAGTCCAAAAACTCATTCATTATAATAACAGTTTCTGTTGAAACTTCATTTCTAAGCATCTTTTTCAATAATAACGGAAAATCATCAGATTTAGTTTTAAATAAAACTTTATAATCTTCGTTATTAAAGATATTTAGCAAATCATTTTCAAAGATATAAGATAATGATTGATGTTTTTTATTAAAATTTACAAAATTATCATAAGATTCTTGAGATAATAAATCTTGAACCCAAACATTTTCATTTTGTAAAAAATTAGAAATATAAAACTTTTTCAAATCTTCATCTGAAAACTTTTTACTTAATTTTTCATAAACATATTTCTGTTTATTTTTGTCAAATTGTAATTGACTATAATTTACCTTTCCTTTATATTTGTTGAAATCATAATTTGTTGTAAAATGTAATTTCAACGCACGATATAAACAACAAGCTTTATATGCAGACATTTGTATTCAACTCTGTTATTATACGTTATAATATTTAAAAAGTCAAGCGAATAGTTGAAGATTTAATTAATCTAAGATTAATAGCTTCTTCTTCCATTTTCATCTTTAAAGCTGGAGAAATGAGCGAAATTATAGAATCAATATCTAATTCCATTTCTCCACAATAAGAAACTATTGCATCAATATATTCTCCTTTACTCAAATTTACTTTATCAAAAATAATATTGGAGAATTTATGCATTTCATCAAAATTTTCATTCATGTTTCTTATCCAAAAATAATATTATATACTACAAACTCAATTTAGTCAAGAGATATTTTTTGAATAAAAGTTTGATTTACCTACCCTAGAAACAAATCGATAACCTTTACCAAATCGTTGTCTTGAATGAACACTTTTAAAAAATAAAACATTTGGTGCAAAATTTGGCAACTTTATTTTATTACTTAAAATGGAACTAGACAGAAATTTAGCTTGTTCCCATGAATTACTTGCTGTATCAATTCTTTGTCTATCACATACCCAGGAAAATTGACATAATTTTCTCCCTTTAATATAATTAACTTGGTTTATCACTTTACAAATAGTCTTTGGAAACTTTTTATGGTTTTTTCGGTTTAATACTATTTTCGCTACAGCTTTCTTTCCAAGTTCTGGCTCTCCACGAGCTTCATAATATAGTGCTTTAGCTAAACAAACATTTTCCGTTTCTTTTGAAATAGGTTTATGGTCTTTTGCGAAACTTACTGTTGGTATTATTAGAATTATAGCAAGAATTATCGCCTTTTTGGTATTGGGATACATCTTTGTTTTCTCCTTAAAAAATATTCATTATACCGATACTGCTCTGAATATTTTTAATTATGAATTAGGATTTTTCTTTTACACTTAGAAAAGCTACTAATTGTTAAATTGTTCACATGAACATTATATACTTTTGAAATATAACTTTTATACTCCAATAGTATTTATAACGTACTATTATTACAAATACTTCATATAGTATATTATATTCTTATTTAAAAGTCAAGCACTTTTATTTAAAAATAATTTTTTTCTATCTATCAATGGTTTAATATAAGGACGTAAAGGTTTAATAAATATCTGAGGCATATCGTCTTCAACAGCAATAATTGTTACAATTTGTTTAACAACCACTCCTGTTAATTCTTGATACGCTAAAGCATAAAATGTTTCTTGAAGAAAATAATCATAGATATGATCTTCCGTTTTAATTCTTCTTGAATTTTTAAAATCAATTACAGAAAGAATTCCATCAAATTCTCCAATACAGTCTACACTTCCAGCAATTTTTAATGTATCACTATATAAACATGCTTCTTGACAATGTATATTGTTGATTCTATTAAGAATAGGTCTAATAGAATAATACATTTCTAAAGCATCTGGCATTTTACAAGATATTGGAATATTATTAAGATAATCTTCACACATTGTATGGAGATTAGTTCCTCTTTTAGCAGAATTGTTGGTAATTCTATCAGCTTCTGCATCACCAATTTTATTTCTCCATTCTTGGAGATATGATTTATCAGAAGTTTTACTTAAAATTGTTGTAATAGATGGATAATAGCCATTTGGAGTCATATAATGACGTTTTCCATCTATTACGATTTTTTCATAATTTTTTAATTCAACACAAACATGATCAAAT